TAAGGCTGGAGAAACTGGTATTGTTAAAAGCTCAGCATCTACTACAGAACTTCCTGATTGGATTACCCCGTTCCCAAATTCCTTTATTATGTCTTTCTCGATAGTGCTGTTCATAAATCAAGATTCCTCAATTTTCCTAATTCTGTGTCTTTTGTCCTCGGGGGCCTCACTTGATTTACATCTTCAACTTTTTTGACTTCTTCGGTTTGTTGTTGTCTCTGTAAATCTATTTTTTTTTGCTCAGATTCTATGATGCTTTCTAACCAAGGGGCCCTTAGTGAGATAGTATTTCTTGCCTCAGGAGATTTTAAAGCAGCTATGATGGCCGCAGGGTCATACTTTTTAAGTAATCCATTTGCACTAAAAACCTGAGCCCTAAAAGTCTTTTCCCACTCCTTCTGTTTCCAGAACTGCATAGGCAAATCCTTTTTTCTCTTTTGAGCTATTTTTTCGCAAATAAATTCTGTTATGTACTGTGCCGCAGTTACATAGCCGTCTGAGTATCTAGACTGAAATTTAGATTTATTGCTTCTTTTATTTCCCATTCCTAATTATCCAAAGGTCTAAAGATAGCATCTTTTGATATTCTGGAGACTCCGACCTCTTTTTTACTTTCGTCACTACGCTCCGAAGCGGCCCTTGTAAAAATGGAAACCCCATTTTTCGAATTCTTTGTTTTGTTTACAACAAGATCCTTAGCCTTCAATACCTTGGGAGGTTCTTCCGATTTTTCTTCAGCTTTAGAGTTCGACAGATATTTCTTTACTGTTTGTACGGTCCTTCCTAGCTCTTTAGATATTTCTTTAGCTGATAGGCCATCTCTGCTCATACCACTTATTGCGTATTGTTCTACTTTTGTTAATTTTCCTTTGGTCATTACATCATTTCCCTTTCGGCGTTATGAAGCCACGCTTCGTTTTTTGTTTCAAGAAATTTTATATATAAATCATAAATCTTCTGATCGACTTTTATAAAAACCCACCTAGGCCTTCCTGCGTGTCTCATTTGTTTTCGTTGGGTGCCTTCTTGATACATGCCCTGTGGATTGAAAAGATTTCCATACTTATCTTGCTTTACATAATACGAAGCCTTGTTGCCTGAAGTGATTACCTTTGCGTATGCATCAACAGAATCTTCTCCAACTTCCTTGAGAAGTGCTGAATATGCGACAACTCCCCTAGTGCCCTCGGAACCTACCTCTTCGGAAGGTTTTGGGTTTGAGTCGAGAGGTTTAAAAATATAGTCATCCATCAGAATTTTCCTTTATGGTATTAAGTAATTTAAATGTCTTTGCCCTACATTCTGCAAGAGACATTCCTTTCACTGTGTAAATTTGGTTATATTTTTCAGCAATGTGCCCTGTTACTTTGCCCTCGGGTGTTCTCGGCATCATTTCAACTATTACTTGAATTATAGACTGATGGGGGTCGTGTATTGTCATTTTATCTTGCCCGTATTGATATACTTAGCTTGCTGCTCAGGAGTAGCCCCTCTTAGCTTAGAAATATTGTCAGATTTTTTCTTATACCAAGGCTTTTCCTTTTTTTCTATCCTACTCATACCCTCGGGAAGCTCGGCCCCCTCACTATCTCTGTAAGCGTTATGCCTTTTCTTTAAATGGGATTTTTCATCATTGCTCAAACTACTAGAATTTTTTTCAGCCAAATTGCCAAGTGTTAACTTAGCAACTGAACCAGAAACATTGTCTGTTTCAAACGACCTCACTAATTTATGTTTTTTACATTCCGGACATCTTTTTAATACCTTATACTTGGAAATACTCTGTAAGACAGAAAAGACATTTCCGCAACCACCAGACTCTATATCACATTCATATGTATATTCAGGCACAGCTACTTACATAACCTCATAGTAATTACCTATTTTGAATGAAATGTTTTTACTGATGCTTTTTTTAGAAAAGCCCTCGTCATACTCAGACATTGGCATAATACGAAAGTCAAAGCTGATTCTAGTATTATTTGTTGTATTCATTTTGGAACCATGCTTCAGAGAATTTCCGTCCCAAACAACAAACTCTCCATAATTCGCCACTATCGGAGAATAATCCCCCTTATCTTCTTCAGACTCTGCCCAAATAGTGTTTGTCCCCCACGCATTTGTAATGGGCAAATATATATTTCTTTCTTGAGGGGGGTGGTTGTAATCTTTGTCTTTATGGAATGCGAATACTGCTACATTGTTTGGGAAGTGCGCCCTAAAAGTTGGAAATTTTTGATACACCAAGTCTTCTTTAAAAATTGGCTTTATGTTATCTCTTATAAAATTTTTATAAAGATCACTAAATTTTTCTTTTTCAGAATCTATGTAGTCATAAAATTTTCTATGTATCTTGGTAGACTGATCTTTGCCTGCCCCGAGAACCTCTTCCTGCTCATAATTTTTATGACAAAGACCCAACTCTTCGGTCTCTAAAATTTCTTGCGTCAAACCAAGAAAGTCATAATTATCTATGTTGTATTTGACATGTTGCATTATTTTATTCCTATTTAGATTCAGAAATATCTATAAATTCTGTGTCGGAAATAGAATGTTGCTCTGCCCAAAAACTAACTGCATGGTCTTTATATTTACTTTCTTCTCTTTTAACGAACTGGCTGTCATATAACATATATTCCTCATCAAGTAGCTCACCATTAAATTCTCCTAATTGATATCCTAGATTTTGAGATCTTGAAAGTACGGGGAATATCTCAACTCTGCCCTCAAGCAGTTGCTCATTTAAAAATGCGCTATTCCCACTCCATTTTTTTCTGCACAGCTCTTCCCATCTGTCTCTCCACGTAGCCCAAGGCCAGCAATGATGGTACTGCCTTCTACCTATATCGTGGTGTTGGTCGGAAGGTGGCGCAGAGCTGGTCCTATTATAGGCTGTTACAGAGAATACGCTTTTATCTTCTCCATATTTTTTACAATGTTCAAAAAATCTCAGGGCATCTTTGGCTAGTAAAATATCATCTTCTATATGTATTACATAGTCTGACTGATGAAATCCCACTAAAAGAGCTTTTATTTTATTTTTATAAATCCCCAGCAGCCTTTTATTTACTATTATTTCTGAATTTAAATCATAACTATTTATTATATCGGTTATGACCCTATTGTCTCTTGTAACACCCTTTTTGGCATGAAGGAATTGAGTGTCTGGTTCGACAAAAAAAAGTACCTTGTATTCCTCTATGCCCTCACACCTTACAAGATGATCGAGCATTTGTCTAGTACACTTAGGTCTGTTATAGTGTGTACTTGTAATTATTTTCATAAAAATACCCTCGGCAAGAGTCGAACTTGCAACCGTCAGATTAGAAGTCTGATGCTCTATCCGTTGAGCTACAAGGGCCCACAGAAATGCTATTATTAATATACCACATCAGGGGTTTTTGTCAAGCTTTTTTTCTAAATGGCCTAAGCTTGGGCTGAGCCTCTCTTTGCAGACGCTCGGCCTCTTTTTCTAATTCTACCCCTTCTCTAAGGAGTTTTCTTCTGGCCAAGACCCTTTCTTTTGCAATTTTTTGCCGGGCGATTTTCTTTTTTTGCCGTCTTTTTTCCTTCTTATTCATTTTCCAACCTGCTTATAATAGTAGCTATAAGAGAATTTCTAACTATATCGTCTTTTTCTAACTCCACTATGCCTATCCCCTCTATATTATCAAGACTATCTATACATCTTACAAAGCCCCCCCTGTGTTGAGAAGGGAGGTCTGACTGAGAGTGGTCTCCAGTTATAATTACTTTAGATCCAATGCCAGTTCTTGTCAAAAACATTTTTATCTGTTCGAATGTTGCGTTTTGAAATTCATCGCCAATCATGAAAGAATGATGAAAATTTCTACCTCTCATTAGACCCAGCGGGGCTATCTCTAATTGTCTACTGTTTTTCCATTCTGATATTTGTGAGTAGGAAGCAAATTTTAGTAATTCATCGAAAATTGGCAATAAGTATGGCCTTAGTTTTTCTTCTGCTGTTCCGGGCAAATACCCTATGTTTTCACCGGCTTCTACTACAGGTCTAGTTATGACTATCTTTTCAACTTGGTTTTCCATAAGTGCTTTTACGGCACGCGCCACTGCGATATAAGTCTTTCCCGAGCCCGCAGGACCATTGCAAAAAACTATATTATTATTACTTACAGAATCAATGTATTTTTTTTGATTGTCACTTCTGGGTTTTATATTAGAATTAAACTTTATCCTTTCCTGATTGTCTGTCCTAGGTTTTCTTTTTCTTGCCATGTGCTAGCCTTTTTATAAAATGTCGCATTTACCCCCCGCACACGCCCACTCTGACTCAGGTTCTACATTGTCTTCCTCCTCAATCACATCAGTAAAATCTACCTCCCTATACTCTCTGGTAAGATCTACCCACTCCTTCCAGTTATACACATCTTTCATGCAGTATGTTAATTTTTTTAAATCCCCATTAAAATATCTACCTGCAAATTTTTTGCATCTATCTGACCACGCCTTTTTGCCGTTCCCTCTTATTCTAGAACCAACGCCAAGCAATCCGTCACATGCGGCCCATAAATTGTCCTCCCATAGATCTAAAGCTACCTCTATAAGACCACTGACAAATAAAGAGGCGTCTCCGTAATGAGCAACCTGTTCACTAGGGAGATATATCGTGGTGAAAGGTGCTTGTGGATAATCTTTATCTCCAGTTACAGGCAACAAAGAAATGCCACAAAAATGCCTTCTGTTTTTATAAATAAATTTTTTAACATCATCCCACTCGTCTGGCTTAACGTTTATAGTATTGGAAACATTGTGTACCAACCATGGCTGCGTACACAAAGACTTGTTTGTCCCGGTGACAACCCAGTTTTGTTGGGTACTCTTTACATGACCCAAAAGATCTATAGCGCCAACTTGATTCTTTGTTTTAGATCCTGCCGGAACTTCTATACAGAATGACACTACGTCATCACTATCGTTGTTAGACCATACAGATTCTTCACATGCCCTTGGATTTATTGTTTGAAAATGGTTATAGATTGGCTCCAGTTTATTGGCCTGCACCCTTCTAATATAACGCTTAGCATGATGAGGATGGATGCCAGAGCTAGTACCCAAAACACAGCTACTAGTACCCTCGGGTTTGATGCATGTGGTTCTGGCTGCTTGGTTAATCTTAATAATTTTTGACACCCTCTTGTTTTCATTTTTCACAACTTTAGACCCTATCTTTTGTATGTCGGCATTTAGACACACCTCATGCTGCTCCATTATTCCGGTCATAGATACGCCAAGGAGAGCCTCTCTTTTAATGATATTTTCGCTGATTTCTCCTAGGTATGGAAAGCTAGAGAACCCTGCTTGTAGCGTTCCTATTATGGATGCAGCCTTGCAAGCCTCAAAAAAGTTTTCT